CGTGAGGTCTTCACGCTGGATGTTCTCTAACAGCATGATACCTACCTGCTCTTTCCGGGAAATCTTGCTTCTAATCTGGCATGGAACTTCTACCAGGCCTGCTAATTTTGCCGCCTCCAGTCTTCTGTGTCCTATCAGCGCATGGAAATCACTGATTACCGAAACCTTATCGGCATCCGGCTGATCTTCCGGGTCTGCCGTCAATGCACTTGCCGGAATAACCGTCAGATTCTGCATGACTCCATGTTTCTTCATTGATTCCGCCAGCTCCGTCACATCTCCGAGGTCTTTTCTCGGATTATCCGGATGCGGATATATATTCTCTACTCTAATTTTTACAACTTCACTGCTCTCCATCACTTTTCCTCCTTTTTCTTTTCAAATTTCAGACCCAGCTTTTTCCCATCTTCCAGAATCTGCTGCATCTCTGCCTCATACTCTCCAGCACTCTGCACCGGTGCAAATGTCATTCTAGTGCCGTTCTTTGTTGGTTTTCCCATTTTCTGCAATACCGCACCTTTTGTCTGGAGTTCGTCCAGTCTGATGCTGATGGCTGTAATCTGATAGAATCTCTCTTTCTCATCGAACAGCTTTTTTGTCATCCCTGGAAACACCAACTGATATTTCATAATCGTGATTTTGTGTTCCATCATCGCCCCCTCCTTCTCATTACTCTGCCGGGAACTCATACACGATGTTCTTCTTGTACATTGCCGGTCTTGTCGCCTGTGCTGCAACGTCAAAGAACTCAACCGTATAGCATTCATTCTCATGTGCGCCGCAAAAGTCTTTCAGCACCTGTAAGCACCTCTCTTTTGTCGGGTACTCTGCAATCTCTTCCAAACAACCGTCAGATATGCAAATCGTGTGTCTGACAGTTTCCTTCTTTCCTTTGTGGTCTACCTGCTCCGAATACTCCAGAGCGTTAAAGGCCCTTCCAAACCACAGCACTTTCTCTTTATTCTGACTTACAATCAGCATCTTCCTCTTCCGCCTCCTGTTCCCAGAACTCATTTACAACTTCCTGCACTACTGAATATTCCAAATCACCGTTATTCTCCAGCATTCTATCTTCTAACTTCTCAGAAACAGAAATAAACACCTGCTCTGGAAGTTCATCTACGTCCTCTCCTGCCGCAGCGCACACATCTTTTCCCCACTGTACTTTTTCGGACTTTCTTCTTTCCTCGTATTCGTGTTCTGCATACGCATCTGCAAGGTCCAAAACAGCATTCAGCTTATTGTTATCTGGCTCATCCCGGAACAAACCTTCCAATTCGCTCATAAGCTCTTCTCTATCCATCTTTTCACGCCCTTTCATTCCATTTTTCTCTTGCTTCTTTCTGTGCAAGTTCCTTCTGCCCGTTCCATTCCTTCACTGATACATGAGGTCCGAGACTTCCACACTTCGAGCAACAGATTCTATATCCGTTGTTACCCATCCTCCGGATTCCCACTCTCCTGTCTCCGCAACCGCAAAACGGACATGGTTTTAATCTTTCCAAATTATCATCCCCCTGCCTTAATTTTCTCCGGCACATCTTCTTGTGTTGCCGCACCCCTGTAGAACCGCTCCGAACAACTGAAATCCGTAAATGAACCCCTGCATTTCTGACTCTATCGCCACATCATATACCGCAGATGTTATCGCTGCATCAGCTTTCGCCCCAGGAACCTGTGCCTCCATAACCGCTCTCAACCGCTCATAGGCCTGCGTCAGTTCCGGAATCTCCCGGTTTTCTCCCTTCGGGCCAGTAATAAACTGATTGAACAGTTCCCGGACGTCCTTATATCCGTTCTCCGCATCCTCCACCAGTTTCTGACCGCTTACCCGGCAACGAAGCTCTTTTTCCATCTTCTCAATACCGGTCTTCTTTTTTCCGTAACATCTATCTCTTTTCATTCTCGCCAGATAGAGCTTGCAGGCTTTCTCGGTCAGTTCCCACATCGGGTACTCCTGGTGTCTTGCCTTGAACTGTGCCATTTTGAACTCTGTCTGCTCCATCGGTTCCAGTTCCACGATAAGCTGTGCGATTCTGCGATATGTAACCGAGTGGTATTCCTGGAACATATCCGCCACCTCCCGGCTTGTCATGATGGTTTTTCCAACCTCTACCGGTTTCTTCTCTTTCTCACACACATCCGCAACTGCCATCTGCGAGATGATCTTCTTTACATCGTCCATCAATTCTACGATCTGTTCGCTTCTCTTCATAATCTGCCAGCTCCTTTCTTCAAAGCACATAATGTACAGCACGCTCCGTCAAGTTTGCTATGATAAACCACGCCTGCGTCCTCCGGTCTTTTCCAGCAAAGTGCTCCGCATACCGGGCAATGCACCTTTTCCCATCCTTCTTTTCCTTCCGGCACACTGGCTAACAACGGCATACACAGCCAACCGCCTCTGTCCGATTCTTTCCTCGGTTCAATCTTCATACCGCTTTTCCGCCTCCCTCATCCAATAATTTTTTCAGCTCTTTTACAACCGGATGCCAGTTTCTGGTTCCTCTCACTCTCCGGTACACATCCGCCAGAACTGCATCGCCACCGGGAGTAAAGGCTTCCATTCTGGCCTGGGTCATTCTCATATCGTGGAACCCATCCGTAAATCTAAGTTCATCTCTGTCTTCGTATAAAACAACTCTCTTTGCTCCCAGACGACCCCAGGCTTTGACATTTACCGTCCGCTCAGTTCTCTTCCTCTTCATCACACATCTCCCTCCTTTGCAAATCTGCTGTTGAGGCTTTCCATGCTGGCCTGCAATTTCCGTCAGCTTATCCAGTACCGGCATTACTTCCCTGCTCAGTTCCGCAAACTCTGCCTGTCTCACTTCATTTCCTCCTTTACTCTGGCGAACATATCAAATTCCTCGCACATATCACATTCACTGCTGCTTAAAATATTCTGGCAAACCTGGCATTTCGGGTTTAACCGTCTGTAATAATCCGGATGATTCTTTTTCAAATCCTCAATCGTGAACAGTGCCACTTTCATATCCTGCATACATTATTCCTCGTGCTTTCCCAAAATCTCATCTGCTTCTCTTAACAGTGCAAGACATCTATCATTCTCCTTTTTCAGCTCTTCTTTCTTCCGCACCCTTTCTTTGTAAAACTCCTCATTTTTCAACTCTTCCTCCCACCCATTGATGAACTGCCGCACCTCCCGGACATTATCAAATCCACACTCATCCTCGTAATCATTTCTGGCAGTGAAGATAATATACTTGTTGTCTCTGCGTTCATCATCGATAGCAACCCCAAAATACAACTCATCCCTCTTCTCTTCGTCAAGCGGTTCGAATCTCACATCATCATAGAGCGGACCGACCATCGGGCAGTTATTCTTGAACCATACTCTGTAGTTATCCAGGATGTAATCGCTCGTAACCCCTTTCAAGATGCTCCAGATTTTCGCCAACCGGCCTGCCAGTGCTTTGTCACTGCAAAACCAGTCATACCACCCGGCCTCAATCTGGGTCTTTCTGTCTTTCGCAAGGAAATCTCCCTTGCGGTATCTCTCGCAAAACTCTCTCAGTGTCATGTCTGCCATCTCTATTCCTCCTCGTAATCTTCGTAATCAATATCTGCATACTCACAGATACCTTCATAGCTCGTACCATTCTCGTACATATTTTTCAACGATGCTCCAAATATTGTGCCGTCCCACTGTCTGATTTTGCTTTCAATCTCTTCATTCAGTCGGGCATTGCTTCTGTCTGCCATACTCTCGCTCCTCTCCTACATTTCCAGATGCTCAATTTTAATGGCTTCGTCTACTGCATCTGCTCCGTATCTTTTTTTCAGATAAGAAACTGCCACATCCCACTCGTGCGTATCATTGACCGTCTCAAATAATTTCTTAGCCTCTGTGATGCACTGTTCCACTACCAGGTCCCCTTTCGCAACTCTGATGATTCGCTTTCTCAACTCCTCCACCTGTCTCTGTGCCTGTGCCATTGCCCGGTCAAGCGTCTCTGCATAGTTCGCAGCTTCCATCATATTCTTGATGATTGGCATTCCAAAGGACTTATACAACTCTGCTATCTGTTTCTTACCCTCTACCTCGCTGATGGACGGATGCCATGTATACACATGCTCCACGATGGAATAATCTTTCTGGCTTATCTCAGCCCCAATTCTCTTTTCAAATTCCTGCTTTGTCATACCTCTATGCCTCCACCTTTCTGTAATCTTCTAGGATGCTCAACAGCGTCCCTTTTCCAATTCTGAACTTCTGCTTGTGTCCGCATCTGGTTCCCATATAATTGACAACCGTTCTTTCTG